GCGGCCACGGCCGCAGCGGGCACGGCCACGGCCAAGTCGGCTCCGAGCGCCGGGCAGGCAGCAGCCACGGCGGCATCGCAGGCGCCCACGCCCAAGGCGTCACCGAACGCCCCCGCCGCGGCCGTCACCGCAGCCGCACAGGCTGGCAGGGCTTCCATCGTCGCCTCGGCAGGGGCAGCGAGCGCCACCGTCACCGCAGCGCAGCCGACCGTCTCCACAGTTCCCGTCGTGGTGCCCCCTGCCGGCGCTGGAGCCGTCACAGCGGCCAGCCAGCCCGTCACGGCCAAGGTCTCGCCGAACGCGCCGAGTGCAGCCACCACGGCTGCCGCTCAGTCACCGATCGCCAAGGCCGCTCCGAATGCAGGTGCCGGTGCCGTCTCAGCGAGCGCGCACCAGCCGACCGTCTCCACGGCCGCATCGGACACGGCAGACGCAGGTGCCGGTGCCGTCACTGCCACAGCGGCAGCGCCCACGCCTAAGGTCGCGCCGAATGCGGGCGCTGCGGCAGCCACCAGCGCCGCACAGGCGCCGAACGCTCACGCCAAGCCGAACGCGCAGGCCGCCAGTGCCACGGTCACCGCGCAGGCACCGAAGGGCACCGTCTCTGCCAGCGCAGCGAGTGCCACCGTCACCGCAGCGGCACAGGCTCCGAGCGCCAGCGTCAAGCCGAACGCGCCCACGGCCACGGTCTCGGCAGCAGCCCATGACGCCACGGTGGACACGGGTGGTGACGCGACCGTCGATGCTGGCCCCGCCGCAGTCACCGCAGCGGCCGAGGCTCCCGTCGCCAGCGTGGTCACGCAGCCACAGGCAGCCACGGCCATGGCTTCGGCGTGGGGCGCCACGGTTCTGGTTACCACGATGGCCGAGAGCGTCGCGATGCTGGCGCAGGCATGGGGCGTCGTTCCCGGGCTGGACGTGCTTGCAGGGGTCGCTGCCGTCATCACGCAGGCGCAGGATGCCGTCCTCGCCATCGGGGCACCGGCGGGCACCGCGAGCGTAGCGGTCGCAGCGTGGGATGTGGCCCTCGACACGAGCATCGCCGCACCACCCGGTCGCATCGGCGTCCCTGGCGCTGGCTCGAGCGTCGGTGCTCCAGCACGGGGTCAGGGCCTCACTGCACCTTCCTCCGGGCTGGGCCTCGTCATCGCCGCTCGCGGTCCCAGCCTCACTACCCCTGCGAGTGGCCCACGAGTGGAGACCGACTGATGGCCGTCATCATCCAAGCCGTCAAGGGCGCGACCCTGCGCGAGCCACTGTCCATCACCGGGCGCGATGGCACACCGACCAACCTCACGGGTGCCGTCCTCACATGGATGGCCAAGGAGCGCATCGATGACCTCGATGCCGCGGCCAAGATCACCGCTACGAGCGCGAGCGGGTCCATCGTCGTGGACGACGCCGTGAACGGCGCCATCCACCTCAACGTCCCAGCGGCCACGACCAACGCGCTCGACCCGGCCAAGCGCTACGTGTGGACCTTGCAGATCGTCAGTGGTGGCGTGACGACGCGCTACCCCGATGGCTTCCAGCGCGGCCCTGGCATCCTGCTCGTCACGCCGAGCGCCGTGACCACGGTGCCCGTGTGAGCCATGCGCACTCGCATCTGCCGCGGCCGAGACAAGGACGGTACGCGCTGCGCCATGCCCACCACGTCGGCGACGGGCTACTGCCCCATACACGGCGAGGCGTTCGGTGCACGATTCCGGCAGACGCCAGGCTCCCCGGTCTACCGCGACGCTCGGTGGGTCAGGGTGCGCAGGCGGTTCCGCGAGCAGTGGGTGGCGCGACATGGATGGACGTGCGCTGGTTGGCGACGCCCTGCGCACCCCTCCCGGGTGCTGCATGTCGGGCACGTCGTCCCGTTCGCCGATGGTGGAGCGGCGTTCGACCCGGCCAACCTCTTCTGCCTCTGTCCGGGCTGCAACGCGCGTCAGTCGCTGCACGACCGCGGGAAGCGAGCGTGAGGGTGGGGACATGAGGCACCGGCGTCCGGTGCGCCAGTGCGGGACGTGTGGCAAGGAGTTTCGTGCCGTCGTGCGTCGAGACAGGACGCAGCGTTACTGTTCGCGGGCCTGTATACCGCGGCCCATCGTGTCCTGTGCATGGTGTGGAGCTGAGTTCAGGGCAGCAAGGTCATCACGCGATGGTATCCAGCGGTTCTGCTCGATCAAGTGCCGGAGCGCATCGGGCAGCGTTGGGAAGTACCTGACGCCAGAGGAGAAGGAGGCACGCGACAGGCAACGCGAACTCGAGCGTGCCGACAGGGTAGCTGCACGCGAGGCCAGCGCATGGGACAGGAGAGGGGCGTGCGAGCGATGCGGTGTCGCCTACGTCAAGAGTCATCGGCTGGCGCGGTTTTGCTCGAAGAGCTGCGCGGCTATCGTCCACGCCCCTTGGGTGGCAGAGCGGCTGCGCAATATCGTTGGGCATGGTCCTCGGGTCTGCCCCCGATGTGGCATCCACTTCACACCTGGGCTGCCACACGCCAGGTTCTGCACGCCTCGGTGCTACCGAGCTTGGCACGGGCGCGGTGACGTTCGCAGGAAGGTGCATCAACGGCGCGTGCGCCTCTTGCGCCCGGCTGTGCTGGAGAGAGATGGCTTCCGTTGCGGCATCTGTCTCTTGGCCATCAACCCGGGCTTGCCAGTCAATCACCCGCTGGCGCTGACCATCGACCATGTCGTTCCTCTTGCTGCCGGTGGTAGTGACGCCATCGGCAACCTCCAGCCAGCCCATCGACAGTGCAACGTAGACAAGGGCGAACTGGTCGATGGCTGGGAGATTGCTCGGCTGAGACGTGAGCGCGCACGCGGGGTGGGGGAACCCCTAAACGGCGACGTTCTGTTGACCCCGCAGCGTGGCACGTCGTCCCCTGTCGGAGACTGGGGTTCCTGACATGGCCGGCCGCGGACCCGCCCCCAAGACCACCCGTCGCAACAAGGCCGACGTGCCCATCAGGGGCGAGTGGAAGCCCGCACCTGGCGTCGGCTGGCAGCACGAGCCATTCCCCGCTCCTCCCGACGGCCTGTTGGCTGCGTCACGAACGGCCTGGGACACCTGGATGCACTCGTGGTTCGCCGCTCACTGGACGCCTGACGACCTCCCGGCCCTGCGCCAGTTGGTTCGTCTCTACGACGAGGTCGAGCGCGGCGAGATGCAACGAGCCAGCGAGCTTCGACTGTGGATGGACACGATGGGCGTGACGCCGAAGGGGCAGCAGGATCGCCGCTGGACACGTCCAGACGGTCTGGTGGTCGACTCGGTGCTGCCCGATGAGCGGCGTGAGCCCCTGCGACTCGTGGAGGCCGGTACGTGACTGTCGCCGTGGCGCCTCCGCGTCGCTCCCCCACGTCGTGGCGCCCCAAGGAGCCCGGGCATGTCCCGTCGCTCGGCGCAGACATCATCGACTGGGGCGAGTCCATCTTCCGCAACCCGCGGAACGACGCCGAGCCGCTGCGTCTCACCGATGACCAGCGGCAGCGGGTCCTGCGCTTCTACCGGCTGGACGAGCACGGCCGCCGATGCTATCGCAGGGTCCACGTGGAGGACGCCAAGGGCTACGGGAAGTCCCCGCTGGCTGCATTCGTGGCGCTCGCCGAGTTCGCTGGCCCGGTCTGCTTCGATGGCTGGGGCGCCGATGGCGAACCACGGGGCAGGCCATGGGGCACCGGCGGCCGCCCGGCGCCGTGGGTCCAGGTCGCGGCCGTCTCCGAGGACCAGACGGCCAACACGAGCAACGCGGTCTACGGATTGCTGGCGTCGAACGGCGGGAAGGTCGCCGACGAGCTTCGCATCGACGTGGGACGCACCCGCCTGTACCGGCGCGACATGCCGATGGCCTTCTTCGAGCGCGTCACCGCCAGCGCCGGGTCACGCGAGGGGCAGCCGCTCACGTTCGCGGTCCTGGACGAGCCCCAGCTGTGGACGGAGTCGAATGGCGGTGTCCGCCTGGCCCGCACGATCCTGCGCAACACGGCCAAGATGAACGGCTGGGGCCTGTTCACGGGCAACGCTCCGGTCATCGGCCAGGGCTCTGTCTCCGAGCTGTTCGCCGATCCGGCTCCCGACGTGCTTCACCTGGCGCGTCGTCCATCGGAGACGCCACAGCAGGACTGGCCTCCTGAGCGCCTGCGGGCAGCGTTGGAGGAGGTCTATGGCGATGCCTGGTGGGTCGAGCCGGACCGCCTGATGGCGGACATCGCCGACCCCGCCCAGCCGTGGCGCGACTCGCTGCGCTTCTTCTTCAACGTCCCCATCCATGAGACCAGCGGCGACACCTGGATGGACCCCGACGAGTGGGACGCCTGCGTGGATGATGCGCAGCTTCGGCCGGCCGAGCCCGCCTACGCCTCCATCCGCGTCGGCCGTGACCACGGCTCGGCGGCCGTGGCCATCGCGCAGAAGCAGGGAGAGCGCGTGGTCCTGCGCTGCACCACGTTCGAGTCGCCCGATGACGTGGTCGACCTGGGCGACGTCGAGGCGCATGTGCTGGACCTCACACGGCGTTTTCCGGCCCGCGTCGTGGCGGAAGTCGTCTTCTCACCGGGCGGCAAGCCGCACCGGAGGCCGCGTCCCGGCCCGGAGTTCAGCTATAACGGCGCGTTCTTCCAGCGTTCCCGGCAGCTGCTGGAGTCGCAGGGTGTCGTCATGCTCGAGGTGCCCGACAGCGGCGCCCGCCTGGCGCCTGCCGCGGCGCAGATGCGCGGCCTGGTGCGCGAGGGAAAGTTCTCCCATGACGGCGACCCGGCCCTGGCCGAGCACGTCCTGGCCGTCGTGGTCAAGCCGACGCAGTCCGGCGACATGCCGCAGGCCGGCGGCGCCCGTATCGAGGCCGCTCTCGCATCCATGCACGCCGTGAGTCGTGCCATGACCGCGCCATCACCCCCATCACGAAAGGTTACGGGCCTCCGGTGAACCCTCTCGTCACGACGTTCTTCGCCACCGGCCAGCCGAAGGAGTCGCGCGAACTGGCTGTCTCCGGCCAGCCGCTTTCGGACTCCCCTGTGGGCGCCTCAGAATGGTGGCTCGATCGCCTGCTCACGAAGATGAACACGCGGAACGTGTACTTGTCGAAGATGCGCGCCTACTACCGCGGAGAGAACGAGACGTGGCAGTTCGCCTCGCGTGCTCACCGTGACACGTTCGGCGAGGCGTTCCGCAACCTCAAGGCCAACCTGGCCAAGCCGGTCGTAGAGGCCCCGGAGCAGCGTCTGCGGGTCATCGGGCTGACCTTCTGGGACGACGATGCCGGGTCTGAGATGGCATGGGACATCTGGTTGCAGAACCAGCTCGAGGCGCGCTCTTCGGAGGCCCATCTGGAGGCCCTCTCAACGGGCATCTGCCCCATCATCGTGAGCCCGTGGCGGACCGTCGCCCCGGGCATCCCGCTCATCACGAAGGAGGACCCGCTCGCGGTCATCGTCGAGCACGACCCCGCCGACACCCGCACGCGGGTCGCGGCTCTCAAGGTCTGGCTGGAGGACGACGGGCGCCGCACGGCCATCCTGTACCTGCCCGATCGCATCGAGTGGTGGCGCACGGAGCAGCGCGTCGAGTTCGGCTCCAAGGCCGCCTGGCGCATCGTCGAGGGCGAGGGCGGCGACAACCCGCTCGGCGTCGTCCCCGTCGTGGAGCTCCAGAACGCACCGTCCGCCAGGGCTGAACATGAGGGTGTCACCGACCAACTCGACCTCTACGCCAAGACCCTGTACGACATGTCCACCGCAGCGCACTACAGCGCCTATCGCCAGCGATGGGCCACGGGTGTCGACATGGGTGAAGAGGGCACCGAGGTCGATGCCGACGGCAACGCCATCGCCTCGCCACCAGCCGCCTCGTCGTCTGGTCCTGACACCGCCGTCACGACAGAGAGCCCGGACGCCAGGTTCGGCTCGTTCGATGTGTCCGACCTGGTCCCCTTCATCCGCGTCCTCGAGACACACCGCTCCGACATCGCCACCATCAGCTTCACGCCGCACCGCCTGCTGGTCCCGCCGCCCACGTCGGTGCCGCCATCCGGTGAGTCCGTGCGGCTGTCTGACCACCCTCTGACCACCAAGGTCGAGCGCAAGCAGGTCACCCTCGGCAATGGCTGGGAGACGGTCATCCGTCTCGCCTTCCTCGCCCGCGGCGACCAGGTCCGATCGCGCCGCATGGACCTGGAGACGGAGTGGGCGGACCCCGAGCTGCACACCGAATCCGAGCACATGGACGCGCTCATGAAGGCGCAGGCCATGGGCGTCCCCCAGGAGTACCTGTGGCGCCAGATGGGTGCCACGCCCCAGCAGATCCGGCGGTGGAAGGCGCAGACGCCGCCGCCCGCCCCTGAGCCACAAGGAGACATGACCGATGCCCCTGCCGAATGACGACACGCCCCAGCCCGCCACCGAGCCGGAGGCCACGCCCGCGGGAGAGGCGCCCACGCCGGACCCGACGGCGCTCGCGAAGCAGCTCGAGGAGGCCAGACAGCAGGCCGCCAAGTACCGTCGCGACGCTCGCCAGTTCGAGGAGTCGCTCAAGAAGCTCGAGGACGCTGACAAGAGCGACGCAGAGAAGGCCGCCGCTCGCATCGCCGAACTCGAGCAAAGCCTCGCGGCACGTGAGAACGCCGTTCGCCAGGCCGAGGTCCGGGCTGCTGCCATCGACGCCGCGTCCCGGCTCGGCTTTCGCAACCCCGAGGACGGGTTGCGATTCCTCGACATGGACACCCTGGAGTTCGATGACGCGGGGCGTCCCGTCGGCATCGACAAGCAACTCGCGGCCATCCTCAAGGAGCGTGACTACCTCAAGGCCATGCCCCGTACCCCCGATGCCGGCCAGGGTGACCGTGGACGCACTGCCACGTTGACCGTGGACGAAATCCGCAAGATGAAGCCCGAAGAGATCAATGCTCGCTGGGACGAGGTGTCCCAGACCCTCGGCAGCGCGGGCCGGTAGCACTTGACGCTGGGGCTGGCGCGGGTGTAGCGTCAGTCCCAGCAGATACTCCACACCGGGCGTATCGTCGGCCAGGCGCCGGCGCGAACGCAGCCCCAGGAGGGCGCCGCTAGGCGCTCCGCTCGAGCCCCAGGAGGGTTCGCGGAAGCGGACAGCGGGATCGGTCCACCAAGACCGCACTCTCCTGGAGGTCCCCACTATGGCCGTCTCCACGTTCATCCCGGAGGTCTGGTCCGCCCGCCTCCTGTACAACCTGCAGAAGTCCCAGGTCTTCGGACAGCCCGGCGTCGTCAACCGCGACTACGAGGGCGACATCGCCCAGGTCGGTGACACCGTCCGCATCCAGGCCATCGGCGCGGTCACCATCACGCCCTACGTCAAGAACGTGGACCTCAGCTCTCCAGAGACGCTGACGGACGCCGAGACGACCCTGGCCATCGACCAGTCCCAGAGTTTCAACTTCCAGGTCGATGATGTGGACCGCCGGCAGATCCGCGTGGACCTCATCGACGCCGCCATGCGCGAGGCCGCCTACGGTCTGTCCGACACCGCGGACCAGCTCATCGCCGGCTTCTACGCCAGTTCCGGGTCCGCCGTCGCGTCGTCCGGTTCGCCCAAGACCGACATGGCCACGGCCACCAACGCCTACATCCACCTCGTCGAACTCGCCATCGAGTTGGACAAGATGAACGTGCCCTCCGCTGGGCGCTGGGTCATCGTCCCGCCCTGGTACCACGGCAAGCTTCTGCAGGACGCCCGTTTCGTGGCCAACGGCACCGACAGCGGCGCTGCGACGCTGGCCAACGGCCAGGTCGGCGAGGCGGCCGGGTTCCGCGTCATCAAGTCGAACAACGTCTCCACCGACGCCACGACCTGGCGGATCATGGCCGGCACGAGCCAGGCCATCAGCTTCGCCGAGCAGATCAAGAGCGTGGAAGCCTACCGCCCAGAGAAGCGGTTCGCGGACGCCGTCAAGGGCCTGCATCTCTACGGTGCCAAGGTCATCCGGCCCGCCGCTCTCAGCACGCTCTACGTCAACATCGCCTAAGCGGTGGCGACCAGCAAGCCATCCGGGGTCGCCCCAGCAGCGACCCCGGAGCCGGTCGAGGAACTGCCGTTCCATGCGGCAGTCCCTCGCTTGGCCGTCCCTGATGCCGTGCTCGGCCATCCAGGCTTCCCTGACATCGTCCTCACAGCCGACGCCGAGGGTGTCGTCCGACCGCAGACCCCTGATGAGGTGCGCCTCGCTGACGCGCTCCAGCTTCCCGTCATCCGAAAGGAGTAGCCCACCGTGGCGAACGCAACGGCCATCACCCTCAATGCCCTGACCGCGAACGGTTCCATCGTCGCCCCGACCGCCCAGGTGCTCGACACCGGCACAGGCGCCGTGACGTTGGAGTCGTCCGTCACGAGCGAGTTCGACCGCATCATCCTCGAGGTCACGAACACGTCGGCCAACAACCTGACCGTGACCATCGAGACCGGCGAGGACCCGCCCGCCTTCCGCAAGTCGCTCGGAGACGTCATCTCGGCGAACATGGCGCAGAGTGCCCGGCGCATCTTCGGACCATTCGAGAGTGCTCGCTTCGCGCAGGCCGACGGCAAGTTGCAGGTCACGTTCACGCCGACCGTGTCCACCATCGGCGCCACCTTCGTCGCCTACGTCCTGCCCAAGGTCTAGGCCATGCCTGTCTACGCCGGTCCCAACGAGGCCGCCTACGCCGCAGCTGCCGCGCTTGAGCGCGGCGTAGGGCCGTTCCCCCGCCTGAACATCGGGGCGGCGACGCCGGCGGTCGCTAACCGCTTCGTCGTCAGCACCAACATGAAGGTCGGGGCCTATGCTCTGGCCAACACGACGATGCCCACGGCAGGCACTCGGCGCATCACCGTTACGCATACCGCCGTCACCGGCACCGACACGCTCGGCACCATCGACGTCGTCGGCACCGACCGGACCGGCGCCGTCATCTCCGAGTCCATCGTGCCGATCGCCAATAGCGTGGCCACGAGTACCAAGTGGTTCCAGACCGTCACGTCCGTGACCGGCGCGGGCTGGGTCATCAACACCGGCAACGACACCCTCGTCGTCGGCTGTGCCGCTGGCGCGGGCGTCTTCGATGCCGATTGCACCCTCCACTCCGTCGTGGTCAACACGACGGCAGCGGGCACCATCACCCTCTCCGACTCGGCTGGCACCATCGCGGTGCTGAAGGCCAGCGTGGGTGAGGGCACCTACGTCTACGGCGCGGCCTGCTCAGGCTTCCTGAGCGCCAATGTCGCAGCCGCTTCCGACATCACGGTCCTCTACGCGACATGACGCTCGACGCGACCGTCGCCGGAGCCGCTGCTGACTCGTACCTCACGATCGCAGCAGCGGACGCCTTGGCGGGGTCCGACATGGGGCCCGAGGCCGACCGCTGGCTGGCTGCCACCACGACCGTCTTCGACCGCGAGAAGGCGCTGAAGCGCGCCACGCGCGAGATCGACGGCTTCGTGCGCACCGGCTGGCCGCGTTACAGCGGCACGCAAGCCCGTGTGTTCCCACGCTCCATCGACCAGACGAGCTCAGGCGTTGCCTACATCCCGCCGGCCATCCTCCAGGCCACCTACCACCAGGCCGCCTACATCCTCGCCAACGCGGCCGTCATCGACCGCGCCTCGGCCCGCCATGCCCGGGACCTCTCGTCCTCGTCCGAGCCGGACACGTCGGGCACGGTGTCCGGGGACGGCATGCACGTCATGTCGCCGCGGGCCCTCCACTTCCTTTCGTCCTTCGCCACGGCTGGCAGCGCGAAGAGCGGCACCATCCGCTCGCTGCGCATGTCCAGCGGCTTCCCCGGGTCGCCGACGTGATCGTCCAGACCGACCCCACGCCGCTGGTGCAGCACGCCACCGAGTCGTTCCAGGGTGCCCTGGACGACACCCTGCGGTACGCCATGACCATCGCACCTGCCTTCACCGGCGCCTACCGCGACTCACTCAAGGCGAACCGCCGGGCGCGCACCAACAAGCGCGGCGAGACGAAGCTCACGGGGGCCATCTCGTCGAAGAAGCCCTACGCCGGCATCCTGGAGCGTGGTGGCGGCCCCCACGCCGGCTGGGCGCATCGCGGTCCCCACGTCCAGCGCGCCAACGCCCCGCGACCGCTGCAGAAGGCGGGTGAGAAGTTCGGGGCGTTCCTGACGACGCGCCTGGGGTCGACGCCGATGCGCTCGTTCGCCATCCTCGACGTGGGTTCCGGGATGATGCGTGAGCAGGGGCCCCATGACCTCATCCTCTCGGGGCTTGGGTGATGGCCACCATCCTTGACATCGCCGACGAGCTGGCGCAGCTCATCGAGCCCGACCCGACGCTCCGCGACGACTCCCGCGTGCGGCCCGCGAGCGTGGACCCGGACATGCTCTACCTCTGGCCCGCACGCACGCTCTACGCGACCGATGACACGTCGGGGCGCGCCGACGTGCTCAGGTTCGAGGTCCACGCACTCTGGGCGGCCGACCGACTCGGCGAGGGCGACCCGGACCGCTCCGTCACGGAGGCCGTCCTCGAGCGCATGGCAGAGGTCGCTGCCGTCCTGGTCGCCAACCCCGGAGGCGAGACCTACGAGCAGCTGGGGGGCGTGTCGTTCGACCTGGAGAGCCCGCGCGGCTTCGACGTCCGCGGTTTCGAGCTTGTCGCCGTCGGGTACACCAAGGAGGTCTGATCCAGATGAGCACGTTCCCGAAGCGCAAGGGTGAGCCCGACACGCAGTACACGTACAACGACGCCATCGCCGGCGTGGTCGTCCTGACGTCGAATGACGCCGGGCTCGTGACCATCGCAGACGAGACCGAGGAGCGCGTCGCCGTGGCCTTCGGGCTGGAACCAGCCAAGCCCGAGCCCAAGCCGGCTCCCACCCCCAAGGAGGTCTAGGCCATGACCATCGCCGAGAACATCGCCCATCTTCGCTTCGGCATCCAGGCATCCAAGGGCACGCCGTCCACCGTTTCCGCTTATGGCCTCTACCTGGCGGACGGCACCACGGTCGGCAGCCAGCGGACCGATGAGCCGTTCGAGGAGACGACGGGCCTGCGGATGCGCAGCGACCGCTACGTCTCCGAGGTCCACGCGGCCGGACAGCCCGAGTTCTACGTCATGCCGCTGTCCATCGGTGCGCTGCTGTACGCGACCCTGGGAGCCAAGGCCGTGACCGGTGCATCCGACCCGTACACGCACACCTTCACGGTGGCCACGTCACGTCCGTGGCTCACCTTCTGGCGCAGCATCGGGGCGCTCCTGTTCGAGCGGTCGGCCGACTGCAAGGTCAACACCCTGACCATCTCGGGCGAGAGCGGCAAGCCGCTCCGCGTGACGGCGGATGTGCTGGGCCTGACCCCCGTGTTCAAGACGGCGGCCGAGGCCACGGCCACCATCGAAGTGACCAACCGGATGATGCACTACAACGGCGTCGGGGCCCTGATGCTCGAGGGCTCGGCGGTGGCGGATATCCGTGGCTTCCAGCTCGTCATCTCCAACAACGGCGAGGTCATCCCGGGCGACAACCTCACCGGCATCGACATCAGCGAAGGCGAACTGACCGCGCAGCTGACCATCACCAAGCTGTTCCTCGCCACCAGCATGCGGAACCGGCTCATGTACGGAGGGGCATCCCCGGCGGACAACACCGCGGCCGTGTCGGCCATCCTCGAGCTCGGCGGCACGCCGTCGGTGGACTTCAAGTTCATCCGCGCCACCGGCCCCGAGCGCAGCCTGCAGCTCCAGCTGCACCGTGTGGCGCTGGCGCCGTACGACATCCAGCCCGGCACGGGCAACAGCCCGCTCACCGAGGGCATCACGCTCGACTGCCTCCAGCCGGCAGGCGGCTCGACCCCCATCACGGCCAAGGTCCTGAACAACCAAGCGACCTACGCTGCGAGCTGATGCGGGCTGACGCCGCCGGCAACGGTTGGCTGCAGAGCGGGATCGTCGAGGTCCTCCTTCCATCCGGGGCGCAGGTCAGGCTCGTCCGCCCCTCCCTGCGCCACCTCATCCGCTACGGCATCCTGCCGTCGCGACTCCACGAGCCTGCCCTCCGCGCGGCTGACAAGGACTGGCTGACCGAGGCCGGCCACCAGGATGAGCGCCAGGTGCTCATCGGCGAGTTCATGTCCTTCCTCGTGGCCACGTCCATCCGCGCCGTCCGCGACGGTGACGAGTGGGTGCCGGTGCGCATGGACCCCGACGCCGTGCCGGATGTCGACCAGGCGGACCTGGACGCGCTCGAGGACATCGTCCTGCGCGACCGCACCCCCGCAGAGGTCACGGCGCGCAGCCGGCGCCTGCTCGGTCTGCCGCCGGATGACGAGCCCGACGAGGAGGTCAGCGTGTCCGCGCTGGAGGACTTTCGTGGCGAGCCCGGAGGCGCTGAGGGTGGCGCGGACAGCGAGCCGGTGGGGGCAGCGCCCCTCCCGGATGCTGGGACTGGTGGATGACGTGACCGCCTTCGCCGTGGACGAGGCCCTCGACATGCGACTCTCGGTGGACGAGTTGCGCCTGCTCTCCGAACGCAAGCGCGGCAAGGCGCCCGACGGCGCGACCTGGGCGACCGAAGCCGACTACGGCGACGACCTGCCGGCGGAGCCCGTGGCCGTGCCGTTCCCTGAGCTGGTGGACGCCTGATGGCTGGCGAGACGGTCGCCGGGAGGGCGTCATATCAGCTCGGTGTCGACCTCAAGCCGCTGCAGACCGGCCTGACCGCGGCCGAGGGCGCGATCAAGAAGTCGGGCAAGACGGCCGAGGACGCCTTCGGCAGGCAGGGCACCGCCGCGGCCAACAAGCTCGCCAGCAGCCAGGGGCTGCTCGTCAAGCAGTCGAGCGAGCTGCAGAAGGGCATCCTTGCCGGCGTCGGCATCGGGGGTGGCATCGTCGCGTTCAACGCGCTGAAGGGCGCTGTGACAGGCGTGGTCGGTGGGCTGTTCGACATGGCGCGGTCAGCGGCGGAGGAGCAGACCGCCATCGACACGCTCACGCAGGCGATCAAGGTGAACGACACGGCGTGGGACGGCAACATCGCCAAGGTCGAGGAGCGCATCGCGGCCGGCGTCAAGCTGGCGTTCTCCGACGACGACCAGCGTGCTGCGCTCCAGAGCCTGGTGTCGATCACGAAGGACACGGACGTCGCGTTCGACCTGTTGTCGCAGTCGATGGACCTGGCCCGTCTGAAGGGCCTGGACCTTGGCACCGCTTCAGGCCTGCTGGGAAAGGTCTACGCCGGCAACCTGGGCACCCTGTCCCGCTACGGCATCGTGCTCGAGAAGGGCAGCACGGCGACGGAGGCGCTGGCCGAGATCCAGAAGCGAGCGCAGGGGCAGGCGAAGGCGTATGCGTCCGAGGGCATCGGGGCGATCGAGGCGGCCGAGCTGCGCTCTGCCGATGCTGGCGAGCGACTCGGCAAGATCATGATCCCCGTCGTGGCTGGCATCGCCGATGTCTCGGCGAACGCCGTCGAGGCGGTCGCCGGCCTCGTGGAAGGTATCGGCAACCTGGCCGACGCCGCGCTCGACTTCATCGACTCAGGGCGCGACACACGAGCCGAGCTGGAGGCCATCGCCGACACCCTCGACACGAAGTCGGCACGGTCGTTCCTGTCGTACCAGAAGTCGCTGCGCCTCTCCGGCGAGGAGGGTGACTTCCTGCGGACGATGCTGGACAGCCTGAATGTCACAGCCGCTAACCAGGCCAACCTCATGGAGCATCTCGGGGTCATCTCCGAGGAGTCCGGGAACGAGCTGGGAGTCGTCACCGATAAGGCCGTCACCATGGCCGGCGTGTTCGACTCGGTCAACTTCGTGATGATGTCCACCGAGGACCGCATCGCTACGTGGCGGCAGTACATCGGCTCGCTCTATGAGGAGTTCGACCTGCTCAACCCGCTCATCGAAGGCAATACGGCTGCAGTCACCGAGAACGCGATCAAGGTGTCCGAGGCCACGACCGCCTACCTCGGCTGGCTGGAGAACACGGAGCTTGGCCGGCAGCATCTCGCCAAGCTCAACGCCGAGTACGACGTGCTGTCGTCGATCATCCCCCCCGCCACCGAGGCCATCACGGAATCCTTCGGCACGCTCAAGGAGGGGATGACCCGCGTCGTCTACAGCACCGGGAAGATGCCCGGGGCCATGGCTGCGGAGATCAAGAGCGGCAAGGACGACGTGCGCGAAGCCATGACGGATCTGCGCTGGGCCATGGAGCACCCCTTCGCCGGCGACAAGTACGTCAACTTCCTGCAGGACAAGCAGAAGGCCGCGCAGCGCAAGCTCAACACGGCGCTCGAGGACGGCAACGTGGAGGCGGCGAACCGCGCCCGCGCCATCGTGGACTCCATCCAGGCCGAACTGGAGCGCCTGGACGACCAGACCTACTCCGTCAGTGTGCTGGTGGACCCGGCGACCGGGCGGCGCCGCTCAGGCGCAGCACCTGGCCGCGCCTCCGGTGGCTGGGTCGGTCCCGGTGCCTACCAGATCAACGAGCGAGGCACCGAGATGCTCTTGATGGGCGGGCGCGGCTACATCCTCGACGCCGGCAAGACGTCACAGCTGACAGGCGGCGGGGGCGGTGGCAACGGCGCACCCAGCCGCCACGATCACTACCACCACATCGACGCCGCCAGCGCCGGCAACCTGCGCGCCGCAGGCTTCGACGAGGTCGGTGTCGCCTCCCTCCTCCGCAACGCAGCTCGCACCGCGGACACTCGTTACAGGTGGAGTGGATAGATGGCCTACCAGTACACGCGCATCTTCCCGATCGTCAAGGAGCAAAGCCTCCTCTACGACGAGTCGGAGACCGTCAAGGAGCGCGGCAACGGCAACGACCGGCACATCCCTATCGGGCGCACGGCGAACGGCAGCAAGTATCGCGGGCTGCTCAAGTTCGCGGCCGACTGGTCGGGCATGTACCAGATCGTCAGCGCCCGGCTCGTGGTCAAGTCCACGTCCGAGGTGCATGTCACCTTCGGCGCTGGCCCGACGTTCGAGGTGCAGCGCGTCAGTGAGTACTGGTCCGAGGGTGGCGGCAGCGAGGGTCGTTGGGCGACCAGTGGCGGGACGGTCTACCCCGGCCCCGCCGTCACGGACACGACCTATACCAAGGGGCCGATGGCCGCCACGCACGACGACGTCAAGACGCTGACCATCACGGACATCATCGAGGAGTGGGCACCGGCGGAGGTCCTGCGCTCGGGGGGGGCGGCCGGTGGAGCGCAGGAGAACCACGGCCTCCGGCTCAAGGCTCCCGACGAGGCGACCGAGGCGGACCGCTTCGAGCTCTACGGGATGCGTGCCGGGAACGTCGGCGAGCGGCCCTACATCGAGGTGACCTACACCGCCAACCGGCCGCCGAATGCGCCCATCGTCTATTCTCCGGTGCCCGGCAGCAGCCCGGCCGTCTGCGCGTCGTACTACGCCTCCACCTTCGACGTTGACTACCTCTTCAGCGACACCGATGGCGGGTATCCCTCGTTCCACCAGCTCGAGGTCTATGCCGACGCGGCCACCGACGGCACGCCGGGGACCCTGTACGCGCTGGCGGCCGGGTGGTCGCCCCTGGCCATCGGATACGGCGCCTATCGCATGAGCGTGTACAACATCACGCACGGCTACCTGCCGCCGCGCACCAACCTGCGCTACCGCATCGCGATCATGGATGACCAGGGCGACTGGGGGCCGTTCACCAGCCTGGCTGATGGTCGCTTCTACCTGGCTTACACGGTGCAGGCCCCGGCGCAGTCCTACATGTCTCCGCTGACCGATGGGGCGCACATCTACGGGAGCCTGTCCAGCGCCGACCCAGACGACTACATCAAGGCGTGGGAGGGCGAGTTCTACCGCGATACGCCCTATGGCAGCGTGACCCTCTGGGCGCCGGGGCAGGTCGGCATCGGGGGCACGAGCACACGGTCGGACATCGCCTACCAGGGGGACTCGCTCGTCAACGGCGAATGGGTCCGCTGGCGCCAGCGACACGCCAACCGCGACGACGTGTGGGGCGCGTGGACGCCATGGCAGTACACCCAGGTGTGGGCGTCTGTCGGACCGGACTCGCTCAGCCCGAACAGCACGAACACCAAGCTGCTGACCCGTGAGCCGGCACTGACCATCAGCCACGGCTCGAACTTCGACGGCTACCGCTGGCGGTTACACCGAGCCGGCGAGGAGGTCTACGACTCGGGCGAGGTGGCCATGACCGCCGGAGCGTCCGTGGTCGTCTACCCGCCGGCCGGCGTGCTGGCCTGGGGCGACGGAGGCGACGAGGCGCCGCTGCTCTGGGACGCGCAGATCCGCACCGTCGCCGCTGGTGTCTTCGGTGCATGGTCGCCGCGCTATGCCATCCGCATCAACGCGCTGCCTGGCGCCACGGCCGAGATCATCCCGGCGCCATCGGAGGGCGTCGTCAAGGTCAACGACGTGCGCATCTGGTCGCCCTACGTCAACGCGGACCAGCAGGCATATAGCGAGTGGCCCATCTGCAAGGAGGTGGAGCTGCGCGAGACGGCTGCCGGCACCCTCCCGCCCGCTGGTGGCGGCGCACTCGTGGAGCGGCGCTACTCGTATGCGGCCACCGGCTGGGCCGTGTCGGACTGGCACGCGACGGGTGAGCGCCTGCACGCGCTGGCGACCTCGACCGGATGGACGCCCGACACCAACGTCAGCGTGTCCACGGTCGCGGACCAGCCATCCGGCTACACCGGCAACAGCACGAGCATCGTGGCCGCGTCGTCATCGACCGACCGCGGGGCCTACTACGCCTTCACGGCGCCCATCTCCCTGCGAGATTACGGGACCGGGGCCCGGCTCAAGCTCTGGCGCAAGGTCACCAACAAGACCAACCTGACGCGCTGGCTGGTCCGCTTCCACTCGGCCACGGGCGACCACTGGGACTACGAGGTCTTTCCGTCCGCGGCCACCATCAACGTCTGGGCCGAGGTGGATGTGGCCTTGCAGGCACCCACGGCCACGGCCGGGACGCTCGTGCCGAGCGCGATCATCGGCTTCTCGCTCTTCGCGGACGTGTCGGGCACCTACGCCGGCAGCCTCTACGTGCGCGACCTTCGTGTCGGGGTCATCGACCCGGACAGCAGCACGTCCGGGCCGCTCGTCTCGGGCACCTCCTACGACTGGCGCGTGCGCTACCTCGACGACGTCACGCCCATCCTCGTCACGACGCTGGCCGCCTCTTCGATCGCGGGCGCCACCAACGTCAAGGTCGCCAGCGTGGCGGGGTTGGCGGCCGGCGACAGCTTCTGCATGGGAGCCGCGAGCGGAGCTGACTGGGAGGTCCGCGAGATCACGAACGTCGGAACGGCGGGTGCGGGCGGCACGGGCCTGACGCTCAACGAGGGACTGACCTACGCGCATACGTCCGGCGACGTGGCACAGGCCGACCATTGGGGCGGCTGGTCGGGATGGGTGACGGCCACGTTCCGTCCGCCTCCGACCACCTCGCTGTCATCGCCCGCGGACGCGGGCACGGTCAACGATCCCACGCAGACGCTGGCGTGGTCCCTCTCGGGGGGGAGCGGCACGCAATCCGCGGCGCTCGTCAAGCTGTACAAACGGGTGAGCGGTCACGACAAGCTCGTCTGGCAGGGGTCGGTGGCCGGAACCACCGCGAGCCTGACGCTGCCGACGCTCCTGCTGGAGCACGCCGTCACCTATGCCTGGGAGGTCATCGGGACCGACACCTGGGGCGGCTCCACGACCTCATCACGCTGGACCTTCACCACGTCGTTCACCGCTCCGGCCGTCCTCGCCGGGCTGGCGTGGACCATCGACTCAGGAGAGTCGGCCGTCAGGCTGACGTGGACGGCGAGTGCCGACACCTACTTCGACCATTACCGCGTCTGGTGGCTGTCCGCCGATGGCACCTGGCAGCGCGTCGACGCAGGACCGGTGGCCGTCGATGACGGGCGCACCAAGTTGACGACCGCAGCCTTCGTCCACTACGGCGGGCGCTGGGGCGCCAACGACTACCGCATCGAGGCGCACAACGGGGCGCAGGCGTCGGAGGGTGCGTATGTCACGGCGACCCTGACGTCAGCGAGGGATGGATGGTGGCAAGTCGTGTGTCCGACAGACCAGGCATACACCCGGCTCCTGCGCATCACTCGCGCAGACCGTGGACAGACCAGCATCACGGAGCGCCACGACCCGCCAGGGCGCGGCTCCACGGTCCACATCTCCTGGGGCCGCGGCCCGTTCACCGTGCGGGCCGAGACGCGGCTGCGTCCTTCCGAGGACGGCGATGTGGCTTCCCGCCTGGCCCGCCTCATGCATCTGGGCTACGGCTGCTGGCTGAAGTCCCCACCGGGCTGGGGCTGGGACCCCGTGTACTGCATCCTGACGGACGTGCAGGAGCGCCCGCAGACGGGCGGGATGCTCGACCTCGGACTCACGTTCGAGCGCACCGATGACGCTTGAGGCTCGTGCCCGGCTCGTCACCTATGAGACGGACGGCGGGGTGCGGGCGACCTACGAGTCGGACGCCATCATCCTCTCTGGCAGCGTCACCTATGACCGCGAGCGCGAGGTCAGGCGCAGCCTCAGCCTGGACATCGTGGATCGGCTCGGCGTCATGGCTCCGGCGTCCGGCTCCGACGAGCTGGCGACGGGTGCGCGCCTCACCGTGGACCGCGGGGAGGTTCGCGGTGACCGGACGACGTGGACCACGCTGGGCACCTATGAGATCCTCGACGCAAGGGCCGACATGGGGGGCCGGATCAGCATCCGCGGAGAGGACCCCAGCACGACCCTGCAACGGGCCTTCGGCGAAGTCGTGACCATCGGGGTCGGCGTGCGCGCCTCCGACGCGCTGCGGCACCTCTGGGAACCTGTGCTCGGGCCGACGGCGGCCTGGGACCTCGATGACGCGAGCATGGTCCTGCGCACGGCCCGGACGTACCTCGAGGACGAGGACCGTCTCGGCGCCGGCGTGTCGCTCATGGCCGACCTGTCCCTCGACGTCTACATGAGCCGCGAGGGCGTGGTCACGCTGCGGCCCTACGTCGACCCGACGGCGCTGCCCATCGCGACCACGCTGCGCCAGTCAGAGGGTGAGGCCCGGGCCGTGGAGCTCTCACGAGGCACCGACTGGCGCCCGGTCAACTTCCAGGTGGTCATCGGTGAGCCGGTCGACCAGCCCGTCGTGCGTGGCACGGCATCCATCACCGACCCATCGCACATCCACCACGAGTCGCGCATCGGACGCCGGGCCGCGGCGACGTATCGCTCGGCCCAGGTGGCGACCGCGCATCAGGCGCAGACGCTCGCGCAGCGCCTGCTGGCCGACCGCTGCCTGTGGCGCGACAGCATCGAATGGTCGGGCATCCCCGACCTCACGCTGGACGCCGGGGACGTCGTCGCGGTCATCGAACCGCGCACCCGCACCGACGCCGCCTACCGCATCGACCGCCTGACACTGCCTATCACGACCGGCAGCATGTCGTTCACGGCCAGCCGCGTCGTGCCGCTGTTCGCACCATGAGCGACCAGCGCGACCTCTTCGCCGCCATCGACCGACGCATCGCGCTGGCGTTCGGCAACATGCAGCCACTCGGCGTCATGCGTGGGACCGTCGTCACGGTCTCGGCCGACGTCTATCGCCTGACGGCCGTGCTGGATGGTCTTGCCGAAACGACGCCCAACATCGCCTACGGCGTGGACATGGCACCACAGCCGGGCGATGACGTGCTCGTGCTCCGTCGTGGCGACGGGCTCATGTTCGCCATCGCCACGCTCGGGCGCGAAGGGCGCCAGCGGCCGAGCTGGATGACGGCTCCGGCTATCCCCTCTAGCCAGGGGTCATTCGACCCACGCTGGTATTTCTACAACGGGACCACCGGCATGGCCTACACGACCAGCGGGACCTATGTCCGGCAGGGCGACCTCGTCAGCTGCCGGGTCGCGGTCACCTTCACGACGAAGGGCTCATCCACGGGCCAGCTCTTCATGGGCGGGCTTCCCTTCCCTGGTGTGGGCGACTACCCCGGCGGCGCCCATACCTCCTACTGGGCCGGGACCGCCTGGGATATCACCGGGATCGTGGCCAATGGGGGCTGGCACGTCTCCTGGTATACCGCTGGTGCGCCGCTCCTGAACTCGGACCTGTCGGACGGGTCGCAGCTCTACGCGGACATCATCTACACCACGTCATGACCCCGCCGCGGAGTGGCATCACGATGCCGGCGACTCCCCGGCATCAGGCGCCACCGACTCCGGTGCCGGTCGGTCGCAACTAGGTTCTCCGCCCTCTGCGACGGTGATGGCGCCGTACTCCCGCAGGCGAGCATCGAAGGTCAGCATCCCGCCAGGGAGCGGGTAGTCCCGGCATCCGCCGTCGGTCAGCTGGTCGGTGATGGCTCGCAGTGTCTCGGCATCGATCGGCAGGCGTTCGGCCACCTCCATGAACGCTGTCCAGCCCGATGCCTGCTGCTCTTCCCACGACAGGAGCGCGTAGCCCCACATCGTCACAGGGCGGATGCTCACGTAGAGCGGCTGCGTGATGGACATGGCCAGCGCGGGCGTATCGCGCCCGCCGAACCACAGGCTGCCGTCGGCCGTCCACCCCCACCCGTCGTCGGCCAATGCCTGACGCAGCAGCGCTGGCGTCGGCCATGTGTCTGCCGGCGCGGGCGACTGAGCGAGCGTCGAGCCACAGCCCGCGACCAATATCCCCGAGAGCACCAGCATCGTAACGGCTCGCATCGATCTTCCTCCGCTTATGGTGCCTGCCGTCACCACTCGTGCCACGTAACTGGCACAGCCTTGCGTGACCCTGCGATCCATGGACGAGCTACTGGCCGAGTACCGCGAGGCCATCGCCAACATCACCGAGGTCTACGCCCGACGGCTCGATGCACTCCTTCGCGAGCGCCCTCCTGCGCCGCCGGCACCAGATACGCCTCCACGGGAGAGGGCGGCTCCTCGGGGAGCACGCGGAACAGCTCGGCGTTGACGCCGAGGGCATCGCAGAGCGGGCCGAGCATGAGGATGCTGGGCACCTTGCGGTGCTGCTCCCAGGCATAGACGGTCGCAGGCACGACGCCCAGCGCGTCCGCCAACTGCTCGACCGTCAGGCCGCGACTCTGTCGCGCAGCGCGGATGGCGTAGGCCAGCCGCTGCCTCCCCTCGTCGTTCACGACCTCCCAGTGTATGTCTCCGTGCACCCATGCCGGGTCTAGCATTGGTCCCCTTGACATAGCGGTGTGTCTAGTGTTACAACACTACCACCATGACGCAAGAGGCAGACCCGCAGCCCCTCTCGGCCACCCAGGAACTCATCGAGATGCGCCATCGGCTGCCAGTCGAGGAGCTGCTGCGCGGGTACAACTCGCTCGGCTGGACGCAGCAGGAGATCGCGGACAAGCTCGGCGTCTCCCGCCTCTCGGTCGTGCGCTGGTTCCGCCGCTACGGCATCGAGCCCGCCCACCGGGGCCGACCGCGTGGTGACGTGGCATGACGCCCTACATCTGCTCTGACTGTGGCGCGGAGTTCACGACCCATACCGGCGGCCACTCGCGCATCCATCCCATCCCTGCCGAGGCTCACTTCTGGCGGAAGGTGGACCGTGGGGTCGGACAGAAGTCGTGCTGGATATGGACTGGTGCTCGTACCAGCACTGGGTATGGGAACTTCAGGGTCAGAGACGAGCACAACGTCAAGGCGCACCGCTACGCCTGGGAGTTGACCTATGGCCCGGTGCCTGACGGACTGGATGTCTGCCATCACTGCGACAACCCACCGTGCGTCAACCCGTCGCATCTGTTCCTCGGAACGGCGGCCGACAACATGCGCGACGCGGCTACGAAGGGGCGCCTTCGTGGATGGACGGTCGGTCACGGGAGCGGGCTGCGTGGAGAGCGACACGGACAGTCGAAGCTGACCGATGAGTTGGTGCGCCAGATCAGGGAGCGCGCGGCTCTTGGTGAGTCGCGTCCCTCGATAGCCCGGTCCATCGGCGTCGCGGCTTCGACCATCGACAACGTCATCTGGGGCAAGACGTGGGGACACGTCGCATGACCCCCCTCGAGGACCGCGTGGACGAGCTGCTCGAAGCCCTCGACCCGGCCCTGACGCGCATCGGCTGGCTCGTGCTGCTGCTGGCCTGCCTGGTCTTCGGCGGGGGAGTCGCCATCCACGCCATCGCGTGAGGGAGGGAGAGGGGATGAGGCTGAGTGAACTGTTCGAGGACGCCGTGGACGTGGAGCTCGTGGACGCCATCGACGAGACCGTGACGGAGCTGGCCGCCGATGCCGAGCGGCTGGCCGAGGCGGGCGCACACCAGCCTGCCTGCGCCGGCGTGCGCTTCGACGGCATCGTGGACAGCCCCGAGTCCTGCGACTGCGGCTGGGGACGCGCCCTCGCCATGCACGAGGCCGTGAAGGCGGGCGCGGCGTGAGCGATCGGCCACCTTGCATGGACGATGCCGAATACGAGGGCTGGCAGGACATCAACCGGCTCTGCTGGGCGACGCGGGCGCTCTCGCCGTGCGTCGACTGCACCAAGGCCTTCGCCGCGGCGATGCGAGCCCAGGACCGCTGCGATTCGCAGCCGGGCACCGTGGGCTACACCAAGCCGGCGACCAGGGCCGAGACCATCGCCGCTCTGTACCGGGACGGCTACACCCAGAAGGCCATCGCCCAGACGCTCGGCGTCTCGAGGTCGACGGTCTGGGAGCACCTCAACGGCCGGCTGAACGGCGCCGGCGAGCGGCGAACCAGGACGGCCCAGGAGCGGCGAGCCGCCATCGTCCGGCTCAGTGCCGGCGGAGCTCGGGCGGTGGACATCGCCCGCCAGGTCGGCGTCAGCGAGAGCTACGTGCGCCGGCACCGGGTGCGGGCGGCATGACGTACCTGATCGCGGAGGGGTCCCGCAAGCGCGACCGCGCCGTCCGGTTCGGTCGCGCGCTCGAGCGGGCCATGAAGGCTCGCAACGTGGGAAGCCACACCATCGCGGACGCCATGGGGATGTCGCGCTCGTCGGTGACGAACTGGCGCAACGGTCGCGTCCTGCCCCGGCTGGAGACGGCCAGGAGGCTGGCCCTGGCGCTCGAGGCACCGGGGCTGGAGTCGCTGGCCGCCGAGCTCCGACGACGTGCGTGCCTCGTGGACGGCGTGGAGTTCGTGGACGACTCAGGCTCCGACAACCGGCTCTACTGTTCGCCGTCCTGCCAGGACGTGGCGCAGAAGGGGCGCGTCGGGGTGGACCGCCGTGCCCGTGCGGCGGTGGCAGAGAGACGCCTCTCGGTCCTCCAGCGGGCCGTCGACGCCTACTGCCGCGGCTGCGAGCCGTCCGGGCGCTGCACCACCCCGGGATGCGACCTGCGGCCGGGCAGCCCGCTGCCGCTCCGCGAGGCCATGCGCGAAGGGGAGCCGGTCCTGCCGAAGCCACGCAACGGATACCGCCAGCCCGGCTCGGACAGCAGACGCATGGCAGCCGTCTGGGCTCGCTACACGCCAGCGGAACGAGCTGCGCGGATCGCGCGGGCCACCGAGGCCAGTCGGGTGGCCCGCGGCCTCAAGGGGACGGCGGCATGACACATCAGGACTCGACGCCACTCTCGTGCCACGAGGACGGGCTGGGTCCGTGGAAGAGCCTAGACCTACCCTCCGGGCTCGACCTGGGCAGGACGGGGTGCGCCATGACCCCTCGGGCGAGCCACCCCGTCCTGCCACGAAGAGAGAGGACGGCTGCATGAGCAAGTTCCCCACTCTCCTTGGCCCCATCCGCTGCCAGCAGTGCAAGGCGCTGGTCCGCTGGGTGCGCAAGCCCGAAGGGCTGGTCCTCGTCAACGACGCGGGCCGACGCCCGCACCGATGCAGCACTCGAAGGCAAGGGACCACGTCATGAAGCACGCCGCGACGTTCTGCTCACTCCTGACGGTCATCGGCCTGCTTGGCCTGTTCGCGATCGCGTGGCGGCCGTGATGACGGACGTCGTCACGGTCTTCGTCTGCTCACAAGGGCACACGACGCTGCTCACCCAGGTCGCCAAGCGCGACCGCGATGACCAGGTCGTGCGCTGCCGGTATCTCGTCGGCGCACGCATGGAGTGCAGCCGCGAGGCGCATCGGCGGGAGGTGCGTATCGAGACGCGATAGGCCCCGGGCAGGTATCCACGCACACGCCATCCAACGGAAGGGACAGACCATTGACCACCATCCGCGTCACGAGCGGCTACACACCGCCCGAGAATGCCTACACCGGCAGCGACCCCGGGCCCCACGTCGTGACGCTCGTCGCTATCCAGCCTGCGCGCGAGATCGATGACAGCTTCAACCCGGGCCAGAAGCGCATGGTCCAGGAGTGGCAGTTCGAGATCATCGACGGCCCGTACACGGGCCAGCTGATCTGGGACTCCTGGGTGACGGCGCCGAAGGACGGCAACGTCCACCCCAAGTCGACCTTCTTCGGCTACATGACCGCGCTCTTCGGTGGACGCGCTGCGCCCGAAGGCGCGGAGATCGACATCGAGCAGCACCTCATCGGCAAGGCTGCCCTGGCGACGACCGAGCTGGGCGAGAAGGGCGTGCGCATCGTCAACCTCGGGGCGGTGCCGGCCATCATGGCACCCGCCAAGACTGCGCCCGCTGCCAAGCCGCCCCTGCGCGAGCAGGTGGCGGCTACGCCGGCTGCGGGTGACCTCCCTTTCTAGAACGATGGACCGATTGGCGGCAGCCATCGCGCAGTTCCCGCGGTTTACGGGCGAGACCGTCGCCATCGCTTCGTCTCTTGTAGACGACCTGGTCAAAGAGGCTGCGAGAGTCTCCATCAGCCATCCGATGTTGTCGAAGATCCGGGCACGTACCGTGCGCAGGCTTGCTGGCGAGGTCATCGAGGATCGCCCACTCGTCGCGGTCGACGACGTCCTTGCCGAGCAGCTTTGGACGGTCACGAACATGATCATTGCTGGATACAAGGATCACGACGTCGAAGCCATCCTTGCAGCCGTATCTCTCTACCAGGCGACGCCCGTCCTGTGGTTGAAAGAGCCGACCAGAACGGCGAGCAGCCTGACCATCCCGCGACACGTCCTCGGGCGCGACGTACTCATGCGTTCACCGCTCTGGTTCACGTTCGAGGTGGACTACGACGGAACAGAGTTGGGGTGGGACGCCATCTATGGCGTGTTGCTCGAAGACTCATTCGTCAGACGGAACCTCACTGACGGGGCGAAGCCGGGTCTCGTCATCACCTGGGTCGGTTCCACCGCGGATAACCGTCTCTGCATCCAACGTAGAGGGGAAGTCTACGGAGAGCCGATCGCAGAGCAGTGCTCTACTGAAGCGAGT